ATGACGTGGTGGACGCTCTGGCTTATGCTTGGCAGGTGTGTGGATCTAAGCGTGGCTGGGGTGCAGTGTAGTCCTGTGGGATACTGTGGATATGGGTATCTTTGACCGTTTCCTTGGACGCAAAGCAGCTGCGAACCCCACCGCAATGCTTCCGTTACCATTATCCCAGTCTCGTGATGTCTACCTAACCGGCTACGGCTCTGGTCAGTTGCAGACATTACTGCGCCGAGCCCTGCCGGGTAGCACCAAAGACTGGGCAAGGATAGCAGGAGACCTTGGGCTAAACGGTGTTGTGGCTTCCGCCATGGACTGGTACATCCGGAACTGGGCACAGGCTACGCCAGAGGTCATGCGTAAAGTCGATATGCAACAAGCCGAGCCTATTGACCATCCAGCTCTTCAGCTCATCGCACAACCAGATCCGCTGGTTATGGGGTCTCTGTTCTGGGCATGGGTCGTGCAGGACTACAAGTTATTCGGCAATACCTACATTCGGAAGATACGCTCATCCACTCGTGGTACGGTTACCGCTCTCCAGTTCCTACCGCAGGACATGGTTAGACCAGTCGGTAACGGTACAAACCCTCTAACGCACTACGTCTACACCACTGACGGACGCTCTTTTGACATCCCTGTATCTGACATCATCCACATCCGGTACGGTAGAGACCCTAGCGATATTCGCCTTGGACGCTCCCCGGTTACCGCTGTACTCCGTGAGATTGCTACCGATAACACCGCAAGTACGACAGCCTGGGGATTGCTTGCTAACGGTGCTATGCCTAGCCTCATTGTTGGGCCAGATGCCAAGGATGCCAGCGTTGACCTCAGTATGGACGATGCACGGCAGGTCAAGCGTCAACTGCATGAAGACCTGAGCGGTGATGGTTCCGGTGGCATCGTAGTTATGACCGGACCATACAAGATGGATCGTGTATCCCTGACACCTTCCGAACTTGCTCTGGATTCCGTGAGACGTGTACCGGAGGAGCGCATCTGCTCCGCTCTTGGCATCAATCCAATGGTCTTGGGTCTTGGCTCTGGTCTTGAGCGTAGCACCTATGCAAATTATGAGAGAGCGCAACAGGCGGCATGGGAAGATGGCATGGTGCCTCTACTGCGTACCATCTCTGACGCTTTGACGGCTGACCTTTTGCCAGAATACCCAGAGACGCAGGAAGGCGATTACATCGTCTTCAACGTGGACAATGTCAGGGCGCTGGCTGATGACCTATCAGCTGAAGCCGACCGTGCAGAGAAGTTGTACAAGGCTGGCATCATTGACCGTGCGGAAGCAAAGCGCATCGCAGGGCTTGAAGCCATCCCAGAAGACGAAGGGCAACTACACCCGACGGCAATCCCTGTGCAGATTGGCGAGACACAAGCAACCGTGCAGGAACAGCCAGCGGTGCGCTCATATGACCTCAAGTACATCCCTAATCAAGGCATGAAAGAAGCAGCCCGCAGGGCTTTGGCTTGGAAAGAAGAAGGCAGGGACGGTGGAACCCGTATAGGTCTTGCCCGTGCTAACCAAATCGTAAACGGTGAGAAACTCAGCGAAGACACAATCCTCCGGATGTACTCGTTCTTTAGCCGCCATGAAGTAGACATAGAAGCCGAGGGCTTCAGTGCTGGTGAAGATGGTTTCCCATCTGCCGGACGTGTAGCCTGGGACTTGTGGGGCGGTGATGCTGGCTATGCTTGGTCAACCAGACTACGCAACAAGATACAGGGTGAAGAGTCCAAGTCTACAGATTGTTGCACTCCGGGGGTAGTGTACAAGAGCCACCCTTTTTACGGGTACGAGATGGACTACATCTCAAGCGAGTAAACGACGGCACTGCACGGATCTATGCCGCCTCCCAGAAGTTTCGCAACGACCTGCTGGAGCGTGAAGGCGTAGCCATCAGCCGTATGCAACGTGCATACAAGGCAGCCACAAAAGCAAGTATCGAAGAACTCGAAGCCTTGGAAGAACGCATTGCAGAGCGTGAAGCAAACGGGGAACCGCCATCCGAAACCATCCTCTGGATGCGTCAGCGCATTATTGACAACATTGAGGAACTAGGCAGGAACCTAAAGAAGTTTTCCGTAGAGGGGGCACAGATAACCGCCGATGGACAACTTGAATCGGCAATCCTTGCGAATGAGGCGAGCGTCGGCTTGGTTGAAACGGCGGCTGGTCGTAAACCGGCTGGCGTTACACTCGGAAGTTCATGGACACAACTGCCAGATGAAAGCCTCCAAGCCTTTGTCGGTTTTTCGGGTGATGGAAGCCCTCTGGGTGAGTTATTTGCAACAATCCCGCAGGTAACCACTGACGCTATGCAGATGGCTCTTGTGCAGGGCATAAGCCTTGGTGAAGGTCCACGAGCGGTTGCACGGCGTGTACGCAAAGCAGCTGATATCGGCAGGAGCCGTGCAGAGACAATAGCACGTACTGAGATGATACGAAGCGCCCGTGAAGCACAACGGCAACTCTATACGCAGAACTACGCAGTGCAGGGATACCGACGGCAGGCTACCCAAGATAGCCGGGTTTGTCTTGCCTGTCTGGCTTTGTCTGGCACACTACACAAGACCGATGAAATCATGCCTAGCCACCCTAACTGCCGGTGCGTGATGATTCCTGAAACGCTCTCGTGGGCAGAGATTACCGGGGATTCGTCTATCCCTGATACACGCCCAGCGGTAGCCACACCTGATCGAATCCTTGCTGGTCTCAACGACAGCGAGATACAAGAAATCATGGGTGAAGGCCGTTACCGATTATGGAAAGAAGGCAAACCGCTTTCTGACTTTGTACGTGTCAAACAGAATCAGGATTGGGGACCGACAACCAGTATCGTGCCATTACGGGAATTTGGAATCACAGTGCGTAGACCACGAACCGCAAGCGAGTGGGAACGAGAGATTGCTAACCGTCAAATGGATCAATAGGGTGTGTGGGATACTTACGCTATGGACCTGCTAACCGTCTACAGTGATGCGATAAAGAGTGACCGCCTAGGAAGCGTCAAAGGCTACCTTGTGCGCTTTGGCTCTCCGGACTCCACCGATTTAGAGGGTGACTTTTTCACCCCGCAGACAGACTTTGGATTCCCTATCAAAGCCGGTGAGCGTGTCCCGTTGAATGTGTATTATCACCACGGCATGGATAAATTTATAGGCAAGAAGTCTATCGGTACAGGCTACGTCAAGATGGACGAAACCGGACTCTGGTACGAAGCACAGCTGGACATGGCTGATTCTTACGGTGAGATGATCGCAAAGCTTTGCAAGCAAGGCAAGATGGGTTACTCGTCTGGTGCTGCTGGTCATATGGTTGAGCGTAAGAGCGTAGGCAAGGCAAGCGAGATTACCCGCTGGTGTATTGCTGAGGCAAGCATCACGCCTACACCTGCTGAATACCGGAACAGTGTCAAGAGCCTAGAGGAGATGTACAGCATGGAGCCTATGATGGAAGAAGAAGAGATGGTAATGGCTCCGATGCCTGAACAATCAGCCGCTGAGTATGCAGCTGAGATATTCAAGGAAGCCGAAGGCGAACTTATCCACGAAGGGCTAGAAGCCTACTGGGACGCGCTTTCTGGTGCAATGGAAGTGATCGAAAGTGCAGACATGGCTAACGCCTTGGTCGATGCTTTCGCAGAACGTGCAAAGGCTCTCTATGCCATGCACGGTAAAAAGTGTATTCACCCTGTATCTCTACGGGGTGTCGAACGTCGGCTGCGGGATGCAGTCGGTCTTAGCCGGTCAAGCGCAAAGCGCCTTGCCCCTGTTGTCTGGGATTCACTGCGGGACGCAGACCAGCCAGAGACGCAACCGGATCTCGTAGTCGAGGCGAAAGCCACTGATGTAAACGAGCGAGCTGAACTGCTTGCCCGTTTGGAGTTGCTAAAACAACTATGAATATCGAACAACTACAAGCCAAGCGTGAAGGTTTTCTCGCTTCCGCTCGTGAACTCGCAGCCGGTGATGGTGACCTTGCACAAGTCAAGTCCCTGATGGCTGAGGCAAAGAACATCGAAGAGCGCATTGAGACAATCAAGAGCCTCGGCGTTACCGCTCCTGTTGCTTCCGCTCCTGTAGAAGACAAGCCGTGGAAGTCCGGTGGCGTATCAAAGCGCATCACCGACCTTCTCCCAGGTGATACTGCTGAAGAGCGCAACTACAAGGCTTACGCTTGGGGTCAGTGGGCACGCTCCATCATGGGCAACCGTAAGGCTACCGACTGGGTCAAGAATCACATCAAGGCAAACGAAGGCACAGACAGTGCTGGTGGCTTTACAGTTCCAGATCCATTGTCCAGCGACCTTATCTACCTCCGTGAGCAATTTGGTATTGCACGTCAGAACTGCCGCATCTACCCGATGTCCAGCGATACGCTCCGTGTACCAAACGCTACTGCATCCACGACTGTCTACTATCCGGGTGAGAATACGGCAATCACATTGTCGGATATGACCTTTGCACAGGTTAGCTTGACAGCAAAGAAGGCAGCCGTTCTTACGCAGGTTTCCAAGGAACTCGCAGAAGACAGCATCATCGACTTTGGTGCATCCCTTGCCCGTGACATGGCTTATGTCTTGGCTAAGGAAGAAGACCGTGTTGTTTTCAACAACGCTACCGATGCAACCACATCCATTGATGGTTGTCTCTGGGCTGTCTACAATGCCAACGCAACGAAGGCAAACATTGCATCGTTGGTTCAGTTCACGACCGGGCAGACCATCACGTATGCTCCAACGTTGACCAACCTTTCGGCGATGGTCGGACGCTTGCCAACCTACGCAGCTAACGCCAAGTGGTATATGCACAAGGAGATCTGGTACAACGCCATCGCTCCTCTGCTCAATGCCCTCAGCGGAAACGCTATCCTTGACCTCCAACAGGCATTCGGCGCACAGCCTAAGCTCTTTGGTTATGATGTTGTATTCGTTCAGAATATGCAGAAGACCCTTGCAGCTTCTACGCCATACATCCTGCTTGGTGACCTGTCGGTTGGTACTGCATTCGGTGACCGTCGCTCGGTTACGATTGAAGTATCCGATCAGCAGTACTTCAAGGAAGATGCGCTTGCATTCAAGGCAACCGAGCGTTATGCCTTCTCCGCATTTGACATCGGAAACGTTTCCGGTACAGCATCTGCACGAGTCCCAGGCTCGCTCATCGTTGGTGCATCCTCTGCTACATAATCCTAGCAGACTCGCTACAAAGCCCTCGGCATCACTGCCGGGGGCTTTCTCTTTGTCTATGCGTTAGTCTTGCGCTGATGCTCGTGTGGGATACTTACACTATGTTGACCCGTGCCGAAGCCATTGCACAAGTAAGCCTGTTCGTGGATGCCCAGTCCTACCCGCAACTGTCCACAACCGATATAGGGAGCATCCTTGATTCCTACTCACGGTTCAGTACATGGACAGCCAGCACGGCTTATGCTGTTGGCGATCGTGTAGTCCCTACTACTCCTAATGGCAGGGTCTATGAGTGCCGTGTGGCTGGTACTACGGCAACCACAGAACCAGAATGGGCAGAGTATCCCGGTGGACAGTGGAAGGGCTGGAGCGTCCTAGATGGAACCAGCGACCCTGTTCTAATGTGGGTTGATATGGGACCTGCTAACGTAGAACGCTACGATGTCCGGACTGCAACACGGCAAGCATGGTTCATCAAAGCCTCCCGCTGTGCTTCTGACATCGATGCCAAGGAAGGCACAAGCGATGTCAAACTCAGCCAACTCAAAGCGCACTGCATTGAGATGGCTGAACGGTATCGTCCGGTGGTGTTCGCATGAGCCCGATTCTGCGTGCAACGCTTCAGGCTGGCTTGGTGCGTAACCTTTGCCAGACACCTATTGAGGTTCACCGCTTCACGCTGACCGAAGATGGGCGTGGCGGTGTTACTGAGACATGGCGCAAGGTTGCCGAGTACAAGGGCAGGCTGTCCAACCAATCAGATACCGAGAGCATTGTAGGCGGTGGCATCCAGCCATCAGCAGGCTGGAATGTCACACTCCCGGTTGGTGCTGATGTGATGGCTCACGATAGGGTTTACGTCACGGGTGACGATTCCAAGTATTACGATGTGGTCGGTACAGACTTTGGACAGACCGACCTTTTAGTACAGCACGTAGGGCTGGTGGAGCGGACGGCATGAGTTTAGATAATTGGGTTCAGATAGGCATACAGGCATTTGTAACACTCATCACAATCGGATCTGCATGGGTGGCATTGCAAGTGCGCTTGGCAAAGCTTGAAGTACAAAACGCTGGCATACTGTCTGCACTCGATAGGCAGGGACAAGAAGTCCGCCTGATAGAGCAAAGACTCGGTAAATTGGAAAACAAGGTGAGCGCATTGGAGGCACGAAGAACATGAGCGGAATTTCAATCAAGCGACTGGTCGTAGTTGTGATCGTGGCTTTCGTGGCTTCCTTCACCAGCGTTTTCGGCGATGGTGTACGTACTGCTGAAGCCAAGGATGTTGCCGAGCTGGGCGCAGTGATGGCACTGTACGGAAGCAAGGCGGTAGCGGCTGGCGTCTCCGCTGCGGTGAGTTCTGTGCTGGCGTTCCTCACGATGCCTTTTAAGGGTGTTGAGGCAAGTGCGTTGAAGGTGAGTAAATGAACATCCAGAATTTCAGGATTGAAAAGGAACCAGCACCGTCTACAGACTGGCGTGTTTACGGGGATATATTTGACGATACTGGAACACAAATTGGTACGTTTGGGCCAGATGGAACTAGCGTTAATGTTTGGTGGGTTACTCAGGATGAATCGTTTCAGTTTGGTATTGTCAGCCAGTTTGCGGTGATTATGGCTCAACAGATAACGCAAGGAACTGCCGAGTAATGGCAACTTACTATGTAGCCACATATGGACAAAACTCCAATAATGGCACGTCTCCATCTACTCCATGGTTATCAATATCTTTTGCAATTGGTGCTGCTTCTGGCACGAATCCCGGTTTATCTGCTGGTGATACCGTTTGGGTTGCACCTGGTACTTATAGGGAATCTTTAAATGCAGCTTTACAGTACCTAGGAGGCAACGGGACGTCTGGCAGTCCAATCTCTATAAAAGGTGACCCATTAGCAACACAAGCATTAGGAATATCAAACCGATAGATGCCCGGTAGGTTGGTTGCGTCTACCTCAACCCATCCACCAGATGACCATGCACCTGTCACTGTCTGGGTTGCCAGTGTGATTGCTGTTGCGGTTCCAGCTGGTCTAACATAGTAAGCAGTCAAGCCAGCAGCGTTATAGGCAATGCCGGTCTTACCGCCACCTGTCGTGCTTGCGCTGTCCTGCACAAACACGTACTCGGAGCGGTTGGATGTGGCTTGCGCCTGTACGAATAGTTTAGCCACGAATGCCTCCTGTCATGCCGGGATGAGTCAAGAGACCACCGCCGGTTGGTGCTGCAAGTTTCTGCACTGCACCAGCGTCTGGATTACCTGCCCACGTTGCGCTGTATAGGTCAACAGTAGGCGCACCTGTACTGTTACCGAATCCGATATTTGGGCTATTTGGATATGGTGCAAAAGTATCGTTACCTGTCAAGCCATTGATGCGTTCATATGCTAACGATACGCCAGCACTACCGGCGGTAACACTTGTTACACTTGTTGCAGTGTTTTGCAGTGTTACATTTATTAATCGATTATATGTTTGAACCACTGCTCCAGTAGTGCCACCGAAAATGTTGCCACGAATCAAAACACAGTTTTTGACAATACTGTTGTGCGTGGTGTTTGTGCTTGAAATGTAAATTGTTTGACTGTCAAAACCTTGGAAGTGACAGTTATATATTTTTATTCCATTGCCATCAGATCCGGTTCCGGATTGTGTGAAAACCAGAGCTTGGCCAGTTGGAGGACATCCCAAGAATATGCAATCCTTGATGTTTATATTTACATCATAGGTGCTTGTATGACGTGCGGATGAAACAGTACAACACTGCCCACCAAGTAATACACACCTATCAAGAGTGAAGTCGTATGGTGTGCCAGCCGTATTCGTCATCGTAAAGATTTGACAGTTCAATTGCACTGTAGAGAAAACGCATTTAGTAAAAGTCCATCCACGGCAGGTCGTAAGATTAACTGCATAACCACTGGTCCAAGTATCAAAATACAACGACTCCCAATTAATGTAGGTCTTGCTTGTCGCAGTCAGTAGCGCCCAACCAGTGGTCGGGTTGGTTGTATCTGTCGGAAAAACGGTCCATCGAACAACACCTGCTGTTGTCGCTGTCCATGCTTGCGTTGCTAATGGGTCACCTTTAATTGTGATAGGACTTCCAGATGTCCCATTACCGCCTTGGTACTGCAAAGCTCCACTAAGTGACTCCCTATATGTTCCTGGAGCAACCCAAACAGTATCACCAGCAGACAAACCTGGATTCGTGCCAGATGCAGCACCAATTGCAAAAGATATTGATAACCACGGAGTAGACGGAGACGTGCCATTATTGGAGTTTGATCC